GGAAAGAGGTGTAATTATGAAAGAGAAATATTTTCAGCAACCGTCTGTAATGACGGCTCAAGAACATTTCGCGCAAGTTCCATCGGCTGAAATTCAGCGATCAAGGTTTGATCGTTCGCATGGTGTCAAAACAACGTTTGACGCTGGGAAATTGATTCCTGTTTATTGTGATGAGGTTTTGCCGGGTGATACGTTTACTCTTAATGCAACTGCATTTGCTCGTCTGGCCACACCACTAAAGCCGTTTATGGATAATGTGTTTTTAGACTTGCATTTTTTCTTTGTTCCTAACCGTTTAACTTGGGATGATTGGCAAAAGTTCATGGGTGAACGTCCTACACCTGACTTTGACCCAAATACTCTCTCAATGCCCGGTCAAGAAATTTCTCTTCCGTCTGCCGCTTCTCCGCCTTCTACAGTAACACTCGCACAATATTTTGGTTTGCCTTATGTTCGGGCTGCTGGTGGTGCTGCTGCGTTTTATGTAAATGCTTTACCTTTCCGGGCTTATAAATTGATCTGGAATGAGTGGTATAGAGACCAGAACCTTCAAAATCCGGTAACGGTTTCTACTGCTTCAGGTAATGATACGGCAACCCCTGCAATTCTTGATCGAAACAAAAGACATGATTATTTTACGTCTTGTCTGCCATGGCCACAAAAAGGTGACGAGGTATTAATTCCTCTCGGCGATCAAGCTCCAGTAACTGGCATTGGTGTTGCTGCTGCTGCTGCTTATGCGAATACTTCGATTAAGCAAACCGGTGGTACCGGTGCTTCGACTGAATCTGCTGCCTCTAATGTTTGGGTTGTTCAAGACCCGAATAATACGGGGTTCCCGGGTGTGTATGCAGATTTGTCTGCTGTTACTGGTATTTCTATCAATGATCTGCGTTCAGGTTTTCAAGTGCAGCGTTTGCTTGAGCGTGATGCGCGTGGTGGTACTCGTTATATTGAGTTGATTTTGTCTCATTTCGGCGTTCGTTCTGACGATGCTCGTTTGCAACGTCCTGAATATCTGGGTGGCGGTACTACTCGCTTTAATGTTCATCCTGTCGCTTCTACTGCTTATGATGCTTCTGTTCCTCAAGGTAACCTCGCTGGTGTTGGTACTTGTGTTGGTACTGGTGGCTTTCAAAAATCGTTTACTGAACACGGTTTTATTATTGGCTTGGCTTCTGCGCGTGCTGATCTTACATATCAGCGCGGCGTTGAACGTATGTGGTCACGCGAAACGCGATACGATCATTACTGGCCCGCTCTTGCCCATTTGGGGGAACAAGCCGTCCTCAATAAAGAAATTTTTTGGCAGGGTATCCCTGCTACTGATGATGCTGCTTTCGGTTATCAGGAAAGGTTTGCTGAATATCGCTACAAACCTTCTCGGATTACTGGTGCCTTTAACAGCGATTTTAATAGTTCTCTTGACGTATGGCATTTGGCACAAGATTTTGGAACGACTCTACCAGTTCTTAATGACACTTTTATAAAAGAAAATCCTCCTATTGATCGTGTCATTGCTGTTCCTGCTGAACCGCATTTTTTGTGTGATATTTGGATTGATCTTAAGTGTGATCGTCCTATGCCTGTCTTTTCTGTTCCCGGTCTTATTGACCATTTCTAAAACATGGGGGCTTTGCCCCCATTTTTTATATCGAGGTTTTATATGGGTCTTAATTTAAAAAGTGTTGTAGATGGTAGCTGGCTTAAAGGCGGTACTGCTTTTATGACTTCGGGTCTTGAAGGTGTTGCTCAAGCTGCTTTTAATCAAGCCGAAGCTGGTAAACAACGGGATTTCCAGAAATACATGAGTAACACATCTTATCGGCGTGCTGCTTATGATATGGAAAAAGCTGGTCTCAATCGCATACTTGCTCTTGGTTCCCCTGCTACCACTCCTTCAGGTGCTAAAGCTGAAATTGATAAACCTAACATGACTGCTACAGGTATTGCCGCTGCATCAGCTAAACAACAAATTGAGCAAAGCAAAGCACAAGAACGTTTAATTGAAAATCAGCAATCTTTAATTGCTGAACAAACACGTTCTGCTAAAGCTACGGCTGATATGGATGAGGTGAAAAAAGGAATTTACACTGCTCTTAAACCCGCTCTTGAGACTGTCTTTAAGGGCATCGGTGAATCTGCTACCTCATCAGCTAAGTTCCTAGAAAAACTTGAAGCCCCTGATCTCATAAATTTTCTTGGTGATTGGGGCTTTGAAGGTCTACCAGAGGGTTACTTCAAAGATGACTTTAAGGAAAAACCACCCACCATAATTAAAAAGGAGCCAAAGTGATGAAAAAGCACGAAGTCGTTGATACCAGGTCTGGTGAGGTTCTTCTCCAGGCTAACTTCATTCCTCCCCAGGTGCGGCACCCTTCCGAAAGGAAAAGGGTAATTACTCCTGTCAATGGTGAGTCCATGACACACCAAAGCCATTTGGAAGGCTGTTCTATTAAGAACATAATTGATCGCTATGATCGAACTGGTGTCCTTCCTCCTTCCCGGCGTTCTGGCCAGTTCGTAGATTGTACTGGCCTACAAGATGACCTTACGTCTCTAGCCATTAAAGCTTCAGATGTAGTAAATAAAACTGGCAAAGCAATCGAGTCCGAAAAAGCGAAGCGAGCTAAGGCAAGTGCTGATCGCCAAGTTGAATTGGAATCTGAAATAGCTAAGTTAAGGTCTGAACAGGCGAAGGCCGCAGGGGTTTCCCCTGCGAGTCCTTAGCCTGTAACCGCCGGTAGGCAAGGGGGGGCTATGCCCCCCTTTTCTTTGCCCGTTTGACGGGCTTCTAAAACTGCGCTAGGCTGGCGGACGATAAGTCCACTTGATCCTTATCGTCCTACTGACAGGAGTTAAAAATATGAAGCGCCGCCCTACTGGTAATAAGAATTTTCGTCGAGCTGCTAAGCGTGTTGCTGCCCCTAATCGTTGGAGTCCAATGCGAGGCGGTATACGTCTCTAGTTAAAATCCTTCGGAGTTGAACCGATGGCTTGCACTTCTCCTCTGGCGGGCTGGAAGTCCGCAACTATAAACCCGACCGGGAAACGGTCGGTGTTGTTTACTTTAAATGGCGCTCTTGTTGATTCTCCTGTTGACTTACCCTGTGGTAAGTGTTTGGGCTGTCGTGCAGATCAGGCCCTGATGTGGTCTATTCGCGCCTACCATGAAAGTACACTACACGCAAGAAATTCTTTTGTTACTCTTACTTATGACGATGAACATTTGCCCGCTGACGGCAAAATAGTCAAAAAAGACTTGCAAGATTTCTTTAAACGTGCTCGGCACAATTTCAAATTCCGTTATATCGCTTGTGGTGAATATGGTGAGGCTTCTCGTCGTCCTCACTATCACGCAATTATTTTTGGCGAAGATTTCGCAGACTATGTTAATCGTCATGACCTCGGCGAAGCCGGATGGACTCATACCCAGTTGGAGAAAGACTGGGGGAAAGGTCACGTTCTAATTGCTCCCTGTACGCTCGCGTCCGTAATGTATACATGCGGTTATGTTAATAAAAAGATTGGTGATGCTGATACTTTTATGTTGTGCAGTCGTCGTCCCGGTATTGGTTCTGATTGGTTAAAAAAATATAAAGACGATATTCGTCGTACTGGTACGGTTTCTATCGAGGGCCGCGAGTTTGCGGTTCCTCCTCGTTATTTAGTCTGGGAAGAAAATTATCTTCAGGAGGTTAAAGCTCTGCGCAAAGAGCATGCGTTAAAAAGTAAGGAAAAGTATTCTGGTATTTTCGATCGCCAGAATTTGGACATGAACCGAAAAGCTGCGCTAAAGCGCAAAAAGGAAACGTTATGAAAAAGTATTTTTTCCAATTTATAAAAAAAGAAGATGGTACCCGATCTGAATCAATGTGCGGTACTACAGAAGATATTGCAAGATGTGTTAATGCTGTTGATCTTCCAAAGGATGAATTTTTTGTTCTTATTCTTTCGGAAATTTCGCAAGGTTCAGATGATTCTGCGGATGAGTTGTTTTCGCGGTTTCCTTTGATGTACGGTAAGTCATTTATAAACTACAACGAAGCAAGGAAAGAGGTGTAATTATGAAAGAGAAATATTTTCAGCAACCGTCTGTAATGACGGCTCAAGAACATTTCGCGCAAGTTCCATCGGCTGAAATTCAGCGATCAAGGTTTGATCGTTCGCAT